TCCATTCGGTTAGGAAAAAAGGGGCGGTAGCGGGAGACTTAAACCGCCCCGACAGAAATATGGTACAGAAATTTAAAGATATATTTTCAGGATTACAAAGGGCTCATGGTTGCACCTATGTTGAAAAGAAAAATGCAGATGGAACCAAGGTCAAAGGGCAATCTTTTGTCAAACGTGAACCTGTCACGGATCAATTATGGGACAACCATTTAAAAGGAATTGAACCTAGTCTAGGGATTATTCCTATTAATGAAGATAACAAATGTAAATGGGGTTGTATTGATATTGATAGCTATGCGGGATTTGATCATGCAAAACTTATTAACAAAATTAAATTATTAAATCTTCCTCTTGTAACAGCAAGATCTAAAAGTGGGGGTGCTCATGTATTTCTTTTTACAACAGTTTCAGTTGACGCTGAATTGATAAGAAATAAATTAGTTTCTATTGGTGCAGTATTAGGTTTTGGCAGTTCAGAAGTTTTTCCAAAACAGATTGAATTAAAATCGAAAGATGATACAGGAAATTTTCTTAATTTACCATACTTTAATTCACAAAATACAACAAGATATGCCTTTATGGAAAATGGCCAAGCTGCTACAATGGATGGTTTTTTTGAATTATATGAAAGAAATAAAATCACCCCAGAAAGATTAGAAAACCTTAAAGTTAAAAGACCGCAGTCAGAATTTAGTGATGGTCCTCCATGTATAGAATCCTTAACGCAAAATAAACTAGAAGATGGAAGAGACAGAGTTATTTATCAATACATACAATACGCAAAAAGAAAATGGCCTGAAGATTGGCAAAATAAAATAAACCAATTTAATTATAAATATTTTGCAACACCATTAGACGACAAAGTAATTCAAGATAAAATTAAATTTCATAGCAAAAAAGAATTAGGATTTAAATGCAATGAAGAACCTATGTGTAATCATTGTGACAAACTTTTATGTAAAACACGTAAATTTGGGATTGGAGGAGAGGCAGTATTCCCAATTTTAAGCGATTTACAAAAAGTAGAATTAGATGAACCTTATTATTGGGTAAATGTAGATGGAGAAAGAGTTAAATTAGAAAATATTGATCATTTATTAGAACAAAGACTTTTTAGAAGAACGGTTACTAGACAAACTAATAGAAAACCACCAAGAATTAGTGTAAAAGAATTTGAAAAATATACAGATATGTTATTAGCAGGAGTTGAAATCATAAAAGCACCTAAAGGATCATCACTTATTGATCAACTAAAAGATCATTTAGAAGAATATTGTACTAATCGAACAGCCGCTAATACTACTAAAGAAGATATTATGAGAGGAAACGTATATACAGCAAATAGTAAACATCATTTTATATTTACAAAATTTTTTCATGGATATTTACAAAGAAAAAAATGGCCCGAAAAATCACAAGAAACCCAACAAATGTTGAAAGAACATTGCAAATGTGATGATGATAGAATTTTTATAGGAAAGAAAAGACCTAGTGTCATGATTGTAGATGCATTTGAAAAACCTGAAGACACTTACAAACCAAAACAACTTAAACCTAAGGATCCATTTTAATGAAAACCAGAATACATGTTAATATGCATAAGATTCGCTTTAATAAAAAGCATGGAACAAATAATCCTGTTATCACCGTAAAAACCAGTCATTCAAACCGTTACGCCCATAATGTAGAGATTTTAGGACCAAGCACGGTTATCTACCGACCAGAAAAACCTTTATCTTGTGGAGCAAGAGTATGGGTTGAAACTAACGCAAAGGTAAAAATAATATAATGAAAACAATTGTATTAGGACCTCCAGGAACAGGAAAAACTCATACACTACTTAATGAGGTAGATAATTGTTTAAAACAAACAGCTCCGGATAAAATTGGATATTTTGCCTTTACTAAAAAAGCGGCTAATGAAGCAAAAGAAAGAGCTATTAAAAAATTTGATTTAGGAGAAGATGATTTACCTTACTTTAGAACTTTACATTCTTTAGCTTTTCAAAGACTTGGAATTAAAAAACAAGAAGTCATGCAGAGAAGACATTATGAAGATTTGGGTAAAAAAATAAATATTCCTTTAGATTATAACGATTATGATGAAGAAGAAACTGGATTATTCACAACCAAAAGTGATTATTTAAGAATAATAAATCTGGCTAAACTTAGAAATATTTCTTTAGATAAACAATTTAATTTACATGAACACAATCAAGATGTTGAATATGATAAATTGGTTATTATTGCTAACGAATTAGAAAGATATAAGAAGGAATATAGTCTACTTGATTTCAACGATATGATTTCAAAATTTATTAAGTCTAGCGCATGTCCTAAATTTAATACAGTTTTCATTGATGAGGCTCAGGATTTATCTTTGATGCAATGGGACATGGCTCGTACTTTAATGCATCGTTCGGAGGATGCATTCATAGCCGGTGATGATGATCAAGCTATTTTTAGATGGGCCGGTGCTGATGTAGATTCTTTCATAACACAAACAGGAAAATTACTGAATCTGACTAAATCAGTCAGAATTCCACGAAGAGTACATGATTATGCAATTAAAATAATAGGAAGAATATCAAATCGTTTACAAAAAGATTGGGAGCCAAAAAATAAAGAAGGTCAATTAAGTATGTACGATTACTTTGAAGATATTAATATGTCTTCTGGAAAATGGTTAGTTTTAACAAGAACTCGCCATATGTTGGAAGAATTAGAAGATACCTTGAGAGAAAAAGGTTTCTATTATGAAAATAGATTTACTAAATCATATGAAAAAGACATTCAAGAAGCTGCTGTAGATTGGGAAAAATTAAAAAAAGGAGACATCTTACCCTATCAAAAAATTGTAAATATATCCCAATACATGGGTCCAAATCATTGGGAAAAAGAAAAAATACATGCATTAGTAAAAGATGCTCATTATGGAATTGATTCTTTAACAAAAGATTATGGACTTAGAACTAATGAGGTTTGGCATGAAGCATTTAATAATGCCGGCTGGAGAAGAGTTGAATATATTAAAGCCATGAGAAGAAATGGAGAGAAATTAAATCAAGAACCTAGAATTAAATTATCTACTATACACAGCGTTAAAGGTGGAGAAGAAGATAATGTAGTTTTACTAACTGATTTAAGTAATAACACTAAAAAATCCTACGATAAAAATGAAGATGATGAAAACCGTCTATTTTATGTAGGAGCAACAAGAACAAGAGAACATTTACATATTGTAAGACCAAAAAATTATGAGAAATGTTTTCCAATGGAGGAGGTAAAATGAAAGATGCTATATTAGCCTGGATTGAAAGAACATCAGGTAGAATTCATAATTGGGCCTGGGATAAACGATGGAAGTACCGTGACTCAAAAGAATGGATTAAAGGCTACCGCGAGTGGAAAAAAAATAAATGTCCTCATAATTAAGATGACAAATTTTCCATATGAAATTGGCCTTATGGCTATGTTTATTTTTATAGTTTTATATTTAATTATGAATACTATTATATGAGTGCGTATAAAAAACAAATTGGAGGATCCCATTATTCAAAGTTTAAAATTCAGCCAAGTAAATTTATAAATGATAATGAGTTGCTGTTTGCCGAAGGAAATGCTATAAAATATATTTGCAGGCATACATATAAAGGAGGAAAGGAAGATTTGAAAAAAGCTATTCACTACATCGAAATGATTATAGAGAGGGATTATAGTGTATAAACCTTTACCTAAAGAATTACGGTTAGGATTTTCTGATATTCACGATATTGGAGTCTTTGCCAAAGAAAATATCCCACAAGGAACTAATTTTGGTATGACCCATATACAAATTAATGACACCCTGATTCGAACTCCACTCGGCGGATTCATTAATCACAGGGATATTCCTAATTGTGAAAAAGTGAAATTACGATTTACCAATGAAGACAAGCAACCTGCTTATCATTTTAATAAATGGAACTTAATTACCATTAAAGACATTAAGGAAGGAGAAGAATTAACGTTAAGTTATACATTTTATAAAATATAATTATGCAAATTCCTTTATTCAAACCTCAAACTGAATGGATTCCACCCGAAGAATTTCCAGATTTAAAAGATGAATGCGAAATAGCAATTGATTTAGAAACTAAAGATCCAAATTTAAATATAGGAATGGGTTCAGGTTCTGTTGTTAAAACTGGAGACGTAGTAGGAATTTCAGTAGCAACAGAGTTATGGTCTGCTTATTATCCAATCGCTCATGAAGGCGGGGGTAATATGGACCGTAAAATGGTCCTAAAATGGTTTCAAGACGTTCTTAATACACCTTCTGATAAAATATTTCACAATGCCATGTATGATGTGTGTTGGATTCGTTCTCTAGGTTTAACTATTAAAGGAAGAATTATAGATACTATGATTGCCTCTGCCTTAGGGGATGAAAATCAACTTCGTTATGATCTTAATAATTGTGCTAGACGTTATATTGGCCAAGGAAAAGATGAAGCAGCCCTCTATGCTGCCGCTAAAGAATGGGGAGTCGATGCTAAAGCAGAAATGTATAAACTTCCAGCCATGTATGTTGGAGCTTACGCTGAAAAAGATGCAGAGATTACTTACCACTTATGGCAAGAATTAAAAAAAGAAATTGAACATCAAGACATTCAATCCATATGGGAATTAGAGACAAATTTATTTCCATGCCTTGTGGATATGAGATTTCTCGGAGTACGAGTAAATCAAGAACAAGCAGCGAAGGAAAAGAAAACTTTAGTAGAACAGGAACAAAATTTACTCACAGAAGTGAAGAACGAAA